CGGCGATCTCTGGTCACAGGTGGGTATTTTGGACTTAGGAGAACGTTTAGAGACGAGCATAACAAAGTTCAGATTGAAGTACATGGACCCCGGCCAACGTAACCGCCACACCGGCGTGGTGTACAACTGGGTTTTAAAAAATGGTGCAGCGCAGCAAATTCAAGAAAAAATAGGTGACATCTGCCTGTCACTAAAAGCAGAGGATTACTTACAATTACCGACGTTAAGTAACATTTACCACACAATCAAGGTAGGAAACGACGTAAGGAAACAGTATGAAACACTCAAAAAAACCATGGTTACAGACATTGCGGGGCAGCAGATTACTGCACCGACAGCGGCAGTGCTGGCGGGCAAACTCCTGCAGTTTACCAGCGGGGCGGTATATGAGCCGGACTCAACGAATTCCTGGGCGCCGATCCATACTGCTAAAGTGGAGTTTCTTGAGTCGATCTTGGAGGAATCATCCACGCCAACGCTTGTTTTTTACCATTTCAAACACTCCTTGGAACGAATTAAGGAGGCGTTTCCCTCAGCTGTTGTGCTCTCTGACGAGAACATACAGGCGTGGCGTGATGGAAAAATCCCATTACTACTCGCCCACCCTCAGTCTGGAGGCATCGGTATTAACCTACAATGTAACGCGGGGCAGGCCGCTCAGGCGGTGTGGTTCGACCTACCGTGGTCATCCGAAAATTACGTTCAGGCAAATGCAAGAATTTACCGGCAGGGGCAGGAGAAACCAGTCATTATTCACCATTTAATGATTGAGGACAGTATCGACGGGCGCGTTGTAGACGTTTTACAAGGAAAAATAAAATTGCAAGACGCGTTAATAAATGACCTAAAATTTGTATTAATATAGATGTTATGAAAAAAATACTAAAACACCAAATAAGCGCATCCAAGACAAGACTATCAGATGAGGAAGTTGATCCGATTGAAAAGGACGACCAGGACTCCATACCCGAGCAAATCGCAGACGGTTGGTTGCCGTGGGATCAAGACGATCTCCTTGATATTAAACGCCTCGTTTATGATTGCATGGAAGAAAAACAACGCGAAATTATCGAAGCGTTTTTGGCAGGCCAAAACTTCATAGACATCAACGTCACAGAAAAATACTGGCGCTGGCATTTTGCTAAGGCAATTGAGTTTATTAGAAGGGAATTAAAATTATGAATATTGTAATTGAGCATGGCAATAAACAAATAATGGCGTTTTTAGATTGCGATAAGTTGGACACGGACAGCATACCGGACATTAAAAAAATATTTTTTTGTGAAACAATTGACGAAGTAATGCTAGTGATAGAGGAATTGAGAAATGAGCGAACATGATCCAGTTAACAAACCAAAACACTACACCAACCATCCCAGTGGTGTCGAGTGTATCCAGATTACCGAGTATATGGGATTTAATCTTGGTAATGCCGTTAAGTATATATGGCGAGCAGACCTTAAGAACGATGCAGTTGAGGACTTACGAAAAGCGGCGTGGTATGTTAACCGCGAAATAGAAAAGAGAACAAAATGAGTTACTTATTTATTATTTTGGTGTGCTCCTCAATTAGCTGCTCATTTGTAACAAACGGGGAGCTTGTAACCTTGGAAAAATGTAGCAAAACCATGGAAACATTTCAAAAAACCGACGCGCCGGCAGGTGTACAATTCAGTGTAGCGTCATGTGTTAAGGTAAAAGATAAGGAAAAATCTATATGAAAATAAAAGAGATTGACATACCAGATGAGCTTATTGATTTTATTATGGAACTCGAGCTGTTAAGTTCCTATAAGACAATTAAAAAAGATCTTAAAAGTAAGAAGAGTTTGCACCCAGACGATCGAGAGCACATGGAGCAACTTTTTGAAGCCATTAAAATTGTAGGTGATTACTATGTATATAACTTTAGAGGAAAGGCAAAACTAAATGGTTAAATTATTTAGTCAGTACGACCGTTTTGATTTAGAGCAGGACATTATAAAGTGTTATGATGTTTGTCAAAATATTGATAATTTTTTGCGTAAGTTTTTTGATGACCCGGAGCCAATGAGTGAGGATGAGGTGTACAACATTGTAAGCGGCATCAAGGAGGTTCACTCCATCCAAGTTGACCGCCTATTTGACGGCTTCAACAACTTAAGAAACACGCTCGTAACAGAAACATACACACCGGATACCGAAGTAGAAACTGAAGTTAAATCAACCAAGAAAAGGAGTAGTAAATGAGCAACACAGCACCCACCATTACATTTGAGTTAACCATTGACCAAGCTAACGCGGTTCTAGCAATTTTAGGAAACGCACCATTTGTGCAGTCATCTAATTTAATCGCATTGCTTCAGGACCAAGCCGGCCCACAGGTTCGCGCCTTGCAGATTGAGGAGGCTAAGGCAGTAGCGGCGCAAGCGGAGGAGCCAGTAAGTGTCCAGTGATCTCTTAAATCGCCTTTTGGAGTCTAACAAACTCACCAATGAGGAGTTTAAAGCAAAACGCGAGGAAGAAAAAGAACGCCTGCGTCACGAAATGGCAGGCGCCATGACCCGCATGATGATTAATGAGGCCCTTGGCAGAGTTAAACAAGCCAAAGAAGAGAACGAAGTTCTTAAAAACAGGGCGGAAAAGAAGTAGTTTTTGTATTAATAAATATAGGGAGTAGAACTCGTCGGGAGACGCTTCGAAACCTTTTCTTAGTTACCAAATGCCTAGAATATTGAAAGATATGCTGGACTGAACGCTCGGTTGACGCACACTTTTTGGTAATGTTTAGAAGTAAATGATCCAGTAGGGGAGGGGTGACTGGTCTCCCATCTAATTTAAGGATATATTATGGCAACTAAACCTGGGCTCTATGCCAACATTCATGCTAAACAAGAGCGCATAAAGGCTGGCTCTGGTGAAAAAATGCGTAAACCTGGCACTAAAGGTGCCCCCACAGCAAAATCTTTTAAAGAGTCTGCAAAGACAGCAAAGGTAAAATAATGGCAACAAAGCACGACAAACCAATTCCTAAGAGAACAACTGGTAAAGACAAGACATACAACAAAACCGAACAAGGTGCTGGTATGACTGCCAAGGGTCGTGCTGAATATAATGCCAAGAATAACAGCAATTTAAAAGCCCCAGCCCCACACCCAAAGACTGAATCAGATAAAGGTCGTAAAGCCTCTTTCTGTGCCCGTATGGAAGGTGTTGTTAAAAAATCAAAAGGCCCCGCTGAAAGAGCGAAGGCGTCTCTTAAAAATTGGAATTGTTAATGGCTACCAAAAAACCAACAGTTAAATATGTATTTAAACCCGAGATGTGCGAACGCATCATAGAACTCGGAAAAAATGGTGCATCTCAAAAAATGATGTTTGCCGACATTGGCATTAACAGAACCGTAGCAGAAACTTGGAAAAAGAATTACCCCGAGTTTGCTGATGCATTAGATACAGCAGTAACCCATAGCCAAGCCTATTGGGAAAAGATGATTTTGGATAATGTGAACAACAGAGGCTTTAATAGCCGAATAGCCGAAATCGCTCTTCGTGGTCAATTTCAAGCTGACTACAGAGAAACCAGAGATATTAAACTAGACGCTAAAGTGGAAACTAAGGTCGATTTTAACAAAGAAATATCAGATTTACTTTCCGCCCTAAAATAATATATATTTTTAATGTGGGTTGACTTATGTATATTTTTGCATTAGTATATATACATATCAACCGAATTGAAAGAATATATGACAGCTCACGCTCTATTATCAGCATCTAGTTCTAAACGATGGCTTTCATGCTCACCAAGCGCCCGCCTAGAATCAACATTACCAGAACCTAAAAGAAGTACCAAGGGGATTGATTTCTCTGCGGAAGGCACTTTGGCTCATACGCTAGGTGAAATACGCCTAAAGCTCTATTACAATCAAATAACTGAACAAGAATTCAATGAAGAATACAAAGCCGTTAAATCAAATGACATATACCAAAATTACACAGACGAAGAGCGGGCTGATTTCGAGGCTAATATCGATAATTATGTTCTTTATATTCGTAGCCAAATTGGTGAAGGTGATATCCCTTTATTTGAGCAGCGTGTGGACTTCTCTGATTGGGTTCCTGATGGCTTTGGTACGGCCGATGTGGTTATACTTTCTGAGCGCACCATTCATATCTACGACCTCAAGTTTGGAAGAGGGATCCCCGTTTCAGCCGTCGACAACAGCCAACTCAGACTCTACGCCCTCGGTGCGTATGCCAAATTCAAAGAAGATTACCCCAATATCAAGGAAGTCAGCTACACCATCCATCAACCACGACTTGACAGTATTAGCACAGATGGGACAACCATCGAAAAACTCCTCGATTGGGCAAACTATTTCGTCAAACCCAAAGCCAAGAAGGCGTGGGCAGGATCGGGTGAGTTTCTCCCAGGTGAATGGTGCCAGTTCTGTAAAGCAAAAGCCCAGTGTCGTGCCAGATCAGACTTCAACACCGAACTCGCCAAACAAGAATTCAAAGAACCCCCGCTCCTCAGTGAAGAAGAACTCAACGACGTCCTCGCCAAAGCGCAAGACTTAAAAACA